TTCTGCGGATGTTCTAGGCGGTCTATCAAATCCTGCAACTTAGCCTGTTGATTAGCTTCCTCACGTAGTTTAAGATAGTCATCACGAAGTTCGTCTTGACGTTTCTTAAATAATTCTATCGTAGTATCAGCTTCTGCTTTTCCTCGCGCAAGATCTTCAACTGTCTTGAATTTCTTGTCTGGTCCCACTAGATCTGCGAGATAGTTTTTAGTTGGGTCCAACTGCTGGGGTAATTGTTGGGATTGTGTTTGGTCTAACAAATTCTCGGGCATTTATATCCTCTTGGTCAAGATTGATTAATTTCATATAAGCTTTGAGGCAACGGCGATATCCGTTAGCATCAGCTACTCTTAGTTCCCAATTAGGAAGATCATAAATGCCAGTTCCAATCTCTCGATTGTTCATGCCAGCTTCATCTTCTTGCATAAGTTCCATGAGTCTATCAAGAACTGTCCGAGAACCTAAGATAGCATTAGTCAATCTATCTTTCTCTTCGGGAGTCTTAGTATTCTTTGTCCATGCGGTAATCATTTAGGTTGTTCCTAACGTTCCTGCTGGGGTTGCACTAGCTCTAGGATTATTCTGTAATCCAAAGCCTGGTTTAACTGGAGGAGGTGGAGGACTATTATTTCCACCGGCTACGCCACCTTCTAAATCAAAATCTTCACCCATACCAGTAGCAGTACCAGCTTCTTGATGGAGTTGCTCTTGGATAGCTTGAATTTGACGTTGTCCTTCAGCCTGTTCGGCGAGGAAGATGTAAGGTGTTACGATCTGACAATCTTTGAGGTTAAAGACATCTTCGATGATCTTTGCTAGGCCTATTCCTGAGAAATGTGTTTGTACGAATGGCCAGAGACCTGAGCTAGTCAGAGAGGTCAAATTCTGAATTAACTCCGCTTGTTCAGCAAAATGCCGAGCAGCGATAGGTTTAATACGACCTATACCGGTAATATCTTGAACTGTTAAAGTCATGAAGGTAGCGACTTTGAACTCGTCGTCGAAGACCCGAATAGCATTAACGCCAGAAAGATTTCGCCTGGCTAGTTCTAACATCGCGTTTAACAACGGTTCTACGATTTGCTCTTCAAACTGTGTAATCTTATTTTGGAATACACGGGAAGCAGCATTCTCTAATCGCTGGACCTCATACTTAGTCTTTTCACCAGGTGACCTGAAGCCCATAGCTTCCTTAGGTGCACCGGCCATTTCTTCCATGGTAGAAGCCAAATATCCGATCTCAGAGTTACTCTGCATGATCTGGACTTGTGGTTGAACTAACTCGACATCACCTTCTTCTGAGACGAAGATCTTCTCACCAGGTTGCCATGTATAGTCTTCTACGAAACCCTTTACCTTCTGGACTGGATAAGTAACCAAATCCCAGATATCAGCTTTCATGTTCTCAACATGATCCATTCGGTATTGCATACCGACTAGATTATCTAGTGGACCCATCCCCCAAAGATTGTCTTGTTTCTTACGCCAAGGAGCGTGGAATATAGGAGGATAACCAAACCAACTGGGATTAGGACGGTTATCAATAAGCTTATGGCGGTCAACAACCGTGATAACACGGTTCTTTTCGAATGTGTCGGTATCTGCGTCATACCAGTCTCCATAGAAAGTTAAGACTTCTACGAAGTTACTCTGTAGATATGCTCTGAATGATGTGAATCCATCCATAGCATAGAGATGATCTTTCTGTACCCAATCTCCCTGAAATTCTCTTGATTGAAAGCGAAGATCTTTCAAATATTGATATAATGCTATATTAGCTTCACGGGAGTCATCATTAGACATGCTTTCCATCATATCTCGCAATTCACCCATCGTTATGACACTTCTGACAAACTTAGGTGAAACCATGAAGTTTTCAGCAGTAGGGTTCATCACTAAGTCTAGTGGACTGATACGTCTGATAGACGGTCCTACATAACCTGCTTGATTACCATCTGCTTGCTCGACTCGCATGTCTGTCCACTCTACAGTGGCAAAACAATTACCGAAGTCGATATAATCTTGAATAACCTTATCCATTTCATGTTTGAAGGTAGGTTGTTCAATACACCAAGCCATATAGTTAATAATAGCATCTCGCTTGGCTACGGAGTTGCTATCTTTATTATTAGCCTCCCAAGTCAACCATTTGCGCTTAGGCCATAATGTAGCTGTGTAATTCGAGTATAAGTTATCTCGGATCTGACAAAGCTTGGGAATAGTCGTACTATTCTTCCAGGGGGTCTTACTATTGGTTGTTTGACGTGTATCTGTTGCATAAACGTAACGACGAACCTCTTCCCAATCGACTTTCTTGATTTGACGTAAAGTATCCCACGTAATGTACTTTTCAGTTAATCGTGTAGCTAAAGTATCAGGAGTAATGACATTTCTAAGATCTAGGACGCGATTAGTCACGAAACACCGCCCCAACGGGTATGGAAGTTAAATTCATGTTCTTTATTTTGCTGTAACCTATATAAATTCATAGGAGCCTTACCTACTGTGAAATCTATCGCAGCAGCGAGAGAATCCTTGATATCGTCATGAGCTGGGTTAGAAAATATCAATTCTTCCTCTAATGCCTGGATATTTCCGCCTTGATAATGCCAAATCTGTTTATTAGCGTATTTAGGTTCTAATGTTGAAAAGATTCGCTCCTCTTTGGAACCAGCCCATCTAGAAGGTCGATATTCATCGATTGTAAGTGACAATCCATGTTTACGTATGTAATTTTCCTTAAGATCAGTAACAATGACTTGCTGAGCAACAGAAACTTCAGCTCTGATCTGTCTAAAGCCCCACTTCTCATAAAGTTTGAGAATATGTTGAAAATATTCACTCATCTTGTCAGTTTTGAAACGATCTATCTCTAGGATGTAATAATTATGATTGCCGTCAACACCAAGCACGATAATGGAAGTAAAATCAGACTTCTTTCCAGTAGAGTAAGCGAAGTCCACGGCGGCCACAATATTGAGTCGTTCTTTCCGAAAGAACCACTGCTGTTCGCGTCTATTAAGATAATTTTGGTCATAGTATTGGAATAAATCTTTCTTAATTGGAGATTCGTCCACACTATGGGGGTCGTTGTAGTATTGGGCTCTAAAGTACACTTTATTGAGATACTGTGCTCGTTTTTTTCCCAATTCTTCTTGATTAAATCCGAACCATTTACCATCTGTCCTCTGAGCACGTGGCCAGAGATATTCTCCAGTGCCGTCTCCTGCAGTCTCCACAGGGTATTCTTTAATCTCGAATAGAGACTCGGTGTCTTCCAATTGATTTCCATCTGCATCATACATTTCAATCTTCATATTGAGTAGATCCTGGTAAAGATCTAAAGGATGATATCGAGTACCAACAACCCACTCTCTGGAATCACTGCCTTCGACTGATGATAGGTGTCCATATTGGTCCTTTACCTTGGACCGTCCCTCTTCTGTATAAGCATTTGATTGAACGACTACATCATCCAATACAGCGATATCACAGTGAAGCCCAACAATGTTACTAGTGAGACCAGCAGTAAAGATGCTTGGGTCTCGGATAGATTCTTCGTAACGCCTTGGGTGATCAACTGAGATTTCATATTCTGTCCATTTCTCTCGTTTCGCTTCTTCCTTGTTGACCATATTAGGCCAATAAGTCCGATAAGTAGCATCGGTTAATATATCTTTAATAAACTTTAATTGCTTTACAGCAAGATTTCTGGTAGAAGAAATATATAGAATACGTAAAGCAGGATCTCTAGTAAGTTCCCAAGCACAACGATATGCTACTAAGGCACTCTTCATATGATCTCTAGGTAACAACAAAAGCTGATGCTGCTTACTATTACTTGCAGTCCACCAGCTTATAACTTCTCTATGTATGTTTCCTAGCATCCTCTTAGGATGAATTAGTTTAATAAACTCTTCTAAAGAACTCTCTGCAAGTCTCTTGCGTGCTTCTCTGGCTTGGTCTAATTTCTTCAAGTTAATACGCCAGTCAGAACAGTAACGCCTTGTGCGCCATGTTTACCTGAATTGGTAACCATCCTAGCTCCACAGGGATGATGGTATTTCTCTTCTCCACCTACTGCATTAAAAACATTAGTCGCACCTGAAACATGTTGAAGCGGTGCAACAACAGTACCATTTACTTGAACAACATTGAGTCCACCATTAGATCCCTGATAGCCTACGAAAGTAGCCCCGCTAACTACGTTGATATTAATAGTACCATCTGCTGCGTATAATCCTGCCATTACTTCTTCTCTACAAACCCTTGTCCATGTGATAATTCATCAAGTTTCTTCTCAGTCATAGTAATACGACTATCTTGAACAGCTATCGTTGTTAAGACCTTACCGAATTGACTAAATGCTTCTGTCAAAACTGCTTGACTCTTCTGAAGATATGAAACATCACTCTTTATGATAATAATATCAGTTTTCATGGTCCATATAAAAGCCATGACTGATCCTACGACCGATAAGATCGTTAGGATATTTCCTAAACTTATTGAGTACTCAATCACCGGCAGCATTATTTTGGTTGGACTAATTTATTAGCTCGCTCAGCTGTATCCCGATAAACATATCCATAAGCAGGATCATTTCCACTAATAATTGTAGCTCTACCTGGATTATAACTATTATTATGTCCACTATCAGCAGGATGATCCATAGGATCCATTGGAATAAGCATTACTTATAACCCTTCTTCTTATCTATCTTCTTATCTCGCTTAGAACCCTCTTTGATTCCCTTTTTCTTATCTCTAGCTTTATCTTGCTTCATGCCAGCATAGTCTGATTTCTTAGCCACTATTTTATCCTTGTTGTAGGGTACTTACCCTTTATGTTCTGTTGGAAATATCCACCTGCTGAAAGTAATCCACGGACCTTCTTAGCCGGAACTTTCTCATACTTGTAAGTTTTAAACTCTACTGTTAATTCTTTAGAATCCTCATCATAAACTATTGAAGATAAATTAGAAGAAACTATTGGAATTGGAAGTGGAGCTGTTCCGGTACGAAGTTGTTCATAACCTTCTTTCCATCGTTTAGTACCTCCTGGACCAATACTTGGAAATGGAGGAGGAATTATCGGCTGAAGAACTACATTCGGCTGATCTGTATTACGACCTACTAAACCATTCTGTTTAGTAAGAAGCATTGTGGCAAAGTCAGAAAACCCTGTAAAGAAATAGGGAGATATGACTTGCGGCATCGGTAGAACAGTAAACTGTACATACCCGCCATCTTGTTTTTGTTGTGTTCCTAATAATTGCTGGGCCAGTCCAAAATCGTTAAACCCAATAAAATTAGGAAGAGGGATAACCACAATAGGATAGTAGCTTGTTTGGACATTAGCATCTGTTTGATATCTTACGGGTTGCGGCTGAGAAAAAGCGCTAAAAACATAAGGCTGAGAAACAACAGGACTGCCAAACCACGTCGGTTGATCATTGATTTGTTTTTTGATAAGAGGTTGGCTAAACGTACTAAATACATACGTCTGAACTAAAGTTGGTTGTACTGTATTAGTGAAACCAACCTGAGACCCTCTAGCAGGCTGTGGTTGACTAAATTGACCAAATACATAAGGTTGTGTAACTACAACCTGAGTAGGAGGAAAGACAGTAAATTGAACGTCTGTATCTTGCCGTACTGATTTTCTAGGTTGTTCAAACGTAGAAAACAAATAAGGCTGAAAAACTACTGGAGTATCTACAGCTGAATAACTACCGAAGTTATTCTCTTGATAAGCTTTTACCTGCTTCGGTTGATCGAATGGCAGGAAGATATAATTCTGTGTAACTACTACAGGAGTTACAAATGGAGTATTTAAGGAATCACTTTGCTGTGTAACCTTAACCTGTGGTTGACTAAATGTAGAGAAAACAACAGGTACAGAAGGCGCTCTAATAAAGAGATCATCAAAGTCATAATCTTGAACTGTCTTGAAAGACTGTGGCTGATTAAACTGTGAAAAGACATAAGGTTGAAAAGCAGCAGCTACAGTAGGTAAATAAACAGTATTAGTAAAACTATCTAGTTGTTTAGCTTTACGACTTTGGATTAAATCAAAGGCAGAAAAATCACCTCCAGGTACTACTGGATAAGGTACCGGAACATTAATAACTCTTGATACTGAGGGATATTGTAATCTTTTCCTAGTCAATAGTTTACAATCTCAGTTTCGAAAGATCCCTCCCACCATCGTGGACCAAAAGTTAATGTTTGTGTAGCAGCTACTGCTGCCGCGATATCACAACCACAAGATGCCCATCTGCCACTATTACCTAATGTAGCATTCAAAGTAACAGGAGAAGCTGCACCAGCCGCTCTATTTCCTGCACCACTAGTAATTGTATTAGTTATATCTAGGAAAACTTGAGTATTATTAACTGCAGTAATAGCTGCTTGATCAGTAATATGATTAGCAATCACTAAATTTCCAACAGCAGTAGTTATTGTTACAGCAGCAGTTGTACTGGTACCAGTAGCACCAACAGAATTAGGAAAGGTAGTAGTTCCTCCGACTTGGCTAGCTCCTGAAAACGAAGCTAGAGTAATATAAAATTCGTCAGAACCAGTCCAAGTAGTTCTAAGAATTTTGTTACCTGCAGTAGGATTGACTAAGCCATAGAGTCTAACTCTAGGCGTGCCTGTAGCTTGAATTTGTTCTTTAATTAAAGTTAAAGCTTGATTGGCTCCAGCTGGATCCCAGATAACTGTTTCACTTGCAGCAGTACTATTATGGGATACCCACGCCACCAGTACACCATTCGAAATTGAACCGATAGTCAATGATGAATTATCGTTGGTTGTCCCGGTACTACCCTTGGTAACGGTCCCGGTCTGATCAATGGCGACAGCCATTTACATCACTCCAGTACCATTAATCAGCGAACCGCTTTGAGAATCAACAACGGCCATATCGAAATTACCACTGTTAGGACTAGGAGTTGAACCATTCGGACCATCGCGTCGATAATTGACGCAGTTCCAGAAGCCATTGTTAGTAGCAGACCAAGTAACAGGACTAGCACCAAAGTCAATGCCATCGCAACACGCGAAGACGTCTCCACATTGAATAAATCGGTTATTGATGACTTGCACGTTCAAAACACTGCCGCCGGAGTTACTAACATTGACACCAGCGTTGAGTTCAGTATCCCTATCGCGTCCATCGAATGTATTATGTTGAATTAAAAAGTTGCTGGTCCCGCCATAACACTCGCACTGATCAGCATGTTTTCCAGCTGAACCATCAGAGGCATGGAACCAATTATCGATTGCAACACAATCAATCATCGCTGATGTAATATGATTTTCAAAACCTAGTATATTGTTTCTGCGAACCGTGACGTTGGAGATCGTAAAAGTAGCAAAATGTGAGATACCATTAGAGCCACCTCCGGTTCCATCGATGAGACAGTCCTCTATGAGAGTCCCAGTAGCTCCTGGCACAATGCTGATACAAACATTCGATACTGCAGCGACCTTGCAACGCCTCACCGTTACATTATTGTGGGAAATAGTCATCCCACCACTAATATTCAGTCCTTCGATGATTTGATTATTTGCAGTAGAACTAACGCTTCCTGAAGCACTGAGAGTTAGACTTTGCTGGACCGGACTTCCATTGTTGGCTCCGCCACTGGATGGACCAATCCAAGATAATGTAGTTCCAGAGAAAGTAGGTCTATTAGAAGAACTTGGCCATGCAGAATCATTGAAAAGAGAACTAGGAAGAACTCCTATGAAATTAATAGCCAAAGGAATTACTCTGACGTTCTAATCGTTTTAATTTCTTTTCAAAAGGATCACAAGATTTACCAACACAACTTGAGCATATGAAAGACGGACGATGCTTATCACCGCAGAGGTGACAAATACCGCCCATATCTTCAGCACGCGTCATAGGTTTAACTATTACCACACGATTACAATGGGCACAGGTGAACGTATCCCGCTCACCCGTTCCCGGGTCAGGTCCAGTAATAATAGTATATCCCTGCGCCTGGCGCATGGGGATTATTCAGCGAAGAATAGTGTTACAACACCAGTGCTTGCATAAGTCGGCGAGTAAGCTCGACAACCAATACCAGTAACAGTCGTAGCAGGAACGATCATGGATGATTTCTCATCACGAGCGATCCAACGTTGAGAGTTACGCTGATTCAGTGCGACAGCCATAAGAGAGACACCAATAGTGGGCTCTGCGGTATGGTTTGCTGTAGCGACTAGACCAGCTGCAGTATCTGCAAGATCTAGAGGAGAGGGGGTTACTGCGGTACCCGTACCAACTGTGGTATTGCGTACGAATTCCCAAGTGATTGCGCAGTCAGTAGCATTAGGTGCACCATCAGCGCCTACTTCCCATTCATAGATCCAACCACGTTTAAGAGTGGCTGCACCAGTCAGGGCAGTAAGATTGATCATAGTTTTGCCAGGAGAGGCAGCAATAGACTGCTGGGTACCGGCTTGTTTGTTATTAGCGGAGTAGAGGGCCATTATTTTCCTTAATAGATTCCAACAGACTTAGAAACCTTAGAAGTTTTCTTAGGTTTCTTCATTGTTTTCTTATCGTCTCTTGTGGGTTTGTTACCCTTGGACATTAGATAGTGGGTGTTACAGGAGTATTAGCTACTACAGCTGCAGCGAGTGCAGCATCTTTGGCCTTCAACTCATCAGTAAGTGCTTGAAGTTTAGTGGGATCAACGCCTGCGGCGGTGATACGGTCAGCAATACCATTAATCAGCACAATGGCTGAATCAATTGCATCACTGTTTGCTTGGACCTGAGAGGCCATAGCATCGAATTCTACGGACATTTTGTTTATTCCTTTTTTAAGTAAATCGATAATCTTATCGAGTTTGTTTTCAATCTTGAAGTTAGCTTGCTGCCCTAGCTTTGACATTACGTCAAGCAAGGATTGATCAAAGGTTGCCATGATCAATGAATGATTGGGCCGAATAATCTCCAGCCTAATAGGGCGAATAGGATCCACTGTAGAACAGTGCCACCGGCAATGAACCAAGGTGAATTCCAGTTAGCGAATGATCCGATGACGGAAAGACCCCATAGAATCATCAAAAACCAGAAGAGAAGACCTATATCCATTACTTGGCCTTGGCAGCTAACTTAGCTTCCATCTTTGCAGGATTCTGACCATCCAGGAGTTCCTGGTGATCTTTGTCATTGATAAGTTTATAGTGTCCAGAATTTACCAGATAGTCGGCCTTATCTTTTTGGATACGGTCCATTTCTACCTTTGTGAAATACAGTTCACTTGGTTTAACAGAGATTACGGTACCATCTTTTTCAGAGACAGTAAGATTGGGTTCAACCAGAGGCTGAACAGAAAGGATTTGGACAGAACGTCCTTTGTAAATTGCCATTGTTGATCTTTCTTGAATGGGTTAATTGTTAGGTGCTGAATTGAATGTAAACGCAAAGAGGTCTTTCTCCAGACCAAGATGGCATAGTACAGACATGACACAGGTTATCTTTAGCGGATTTAATCATATCGCCTGAGAAGGTCATTCCATGGTAGATGACATTCTTACCTTGTTCGATTAGTTCTTCACATGCGACTGGATGGCAGTGTTGGTCTGAACAACACTTCGGATCATAGCCCATGTGAGCGAAAGCAATAGAAGAAAATAGAATTAAGCTTACTACTAGAATATATTTTAAAAGGCGCATAATTTTCCTTGACATAAGTATATCAGTTATGTATGGTATACGTCAACCTTTATTTAGAAAAGAAGACAATGAAAGTACAATTAAACGATATTAGAAAGAAATCTACTTGGAATGGTAAAGAACCACCTAATCATTCAGTAGGTTTTGATTATTGCAGAAAATTAATAAAACAAGGAGTAAATCCTAAAGAACGTCTAGAAATTTACCGTGGAGAAGAATTAGCTTATTCTATGATTTTAGAAGAAGGAGCTAAGTGGAAAATACGAGAAAATGATAGAACTGGACCGAAGTTAGTACAATACAAAGAGAATACATTTTTAAAGGGTCGCGCAGCTATCTCTGTCGAGACCGTACATTCGTTTAAATGAAGAAGAAGTAAGGATATACCGGGGAAGATTTTAACCCTCATTTTGAAGGCCACAGAGAATGTTTACTATTTCAGTAGGTGAAGCTTATAATTTATATTGGAATTACTACGAAGGAGAGTTAGATTTCCAGGATTTTTACATCAAGAATTTTTGGCGAGATTGTTGAGGTGTAATAAATTTTGCCGAGATACTTTTTGGATGTAATTCATTGCTGCGATCAGACCCCCGACCCCCTTTAACCCCTTTTTGACCACCGTTTGAACACAATCGAGACCAAATGTGGTTAGAATGTGGTCAAACGAAGGCTCTTAGCTTGCGTCATACCTGACAAACTCAGGTGATTAAATCCCTTATCATATGATCTTATTATACTAACCTAAGTAAGAAAGATTACTTAGATACATAATGTACTCATATGAATACCTTAGGTATCTAAGTAACCTAAGATCCTTAGTGATCTTAAAACACACAGGTTCTAATGATATCAATACCTTATGTCCTTATCCTCAGAGAACACTTCACTATACCTTAGATATCTAAACTGTTAGGATAACACGATAAGCCATTGGGTTTACTCACCTAATCTGCACTTACACGGATAAGTGATCGTTTATCACGGTATCGTGATTGCGGTAAGCATTTAGCTATGCGAACATGGTGATGGTCGCGAATGACTACATCGGCACTGAGTTGGCTAGACCAACCGCCTTTGTGTTGTCTCTCATTGTAAATCAGTCTCCCTTCACACCTAGCCAGCAATGGAAAGGTGCTAAAGTCATGTCTAAAGCAAGCGACAAGCTAGAAGCGATCCAAGTCTGGTCTAAGCCTGAACCTAACCCTAAGGGTTGGGATGAGGTTGACGGGATTAAACTCCCGCCAATCACTTGGACTGAACCGCAACCCGTTGTTATACCTCAAGTTATCCTTGATGTATTGACAGCCAAGCCTAAGCCAACCCGAAAGCCACGCAAATGATGTATGTATGTCGTAGTTATTGTCCGACTAACAATGACAAGCACTGTGCAGATTATGGACTAGCGCAGTGTGAATATTGCGAATGGTATCAATCTGGTCAAGGAATGGCGCATTACCCAATTCCTGCTACTCTAGATAACGCAAACATGGCTATCATTTGGTCATGTCTTGCTTCGTGTCCATTGCCTAATGGTCCATGCAATGTCTGCATTGATAACTATATGGATGCACTGGATTATATGGATTGAGTGTTTCACGTGAAACAAATCCACAACCGCTGGCTAGATGCGAGGGGAGACACAACATAGGAGCTACGTTATGGCTACTCTTAAAAATGTGACAGGCTCAACCACTACCAAAGAGCCAGCCACACCAACCACAAAGCCAACGGCAGTCATTCGGAGGGCAGGGATTAACCCTCTTGCTATCGAGCTGGCCGCTAAGATATCGGAGACTACGTTCAAAGACTTGAACGAACAGGTTGAAATCGAGGAACTCAAGAAAATCAAAGGCATTATTCTTGCCCATGATATCGAAAAGGATTTCACGCTTCAAGAGATAGCGTCAATGCCGATCATTGATAGCGTGAACGTCGATGCGCAAGGCCACAAGGTCCGGGATGGCGACAAGTATGTCGCGGTTCGGGGCAATGCGGCGCCGGATTGGACGCAGGTCCAAGACGGTAAGCGTATGAAATGGGTCTCATTCGTCAATACCATGTTGGGCAATACCAAATGGTTGAAAGACTTAGAGGCCGATATCGAGGCGCATGTTGATGCAGAGAACTTGAAGCAAGGAGCGAACAAGACGCTCGTTGCTATGGGCAAGGCTAACCGGGCAGCGGCTTTGATTAAGCTGCGTGGTCGGCGGTCTACTCTGCAAAACTCCTACCGTCTCGGATTGCAAGTTGTGCAGCAACGGCAGGCACTGAAAGACACGTTCCCCGACGAAGTGCATTTCGAATACTATGAGGATGCGAAAGGGAACATCATTCCTTCACCGTCGCCAATCACTCTGCAAATGAAAAAGAAAGCGACGCTATTCGACAACTTCTCTGTTACCTCTTTCGTTCACCTTGACTTTGCCAAGGCCAAGGCGGAACGGGAGAACGACAGTGCAGATTCAACATGGAACGCTATCCT